CTAAACTTTTACACTTTTCAGTAACCTTTGTAACAACCTCATCATTGTCTTCGGGTGTTATAGGATCAACATTATTACCATAATATGTAGCGCCATGATCAATCCATTCAATGTCTGTAGAATAAACATCATCACGACTCACATTTTCACTTTTATTTAACGTAGCATAATCTATAAGTCTTTGACATTCACTCAAAGAAATAAAATTTTCTTCTATGTAAGGAAAACTCATTTTGTGAATGTATTTGGTGGGCCATCAAATCGAGGATCTTTTGTATTCTTTTTATCAGAATCAACCTTATTTGGATCATAGTTTGGATCTGGATAATCCTCCCAACTGTTACCTTCATATTCGACTATCAAAGGATTGATGTCTTTTCTTTCACCATATACATGGTAGAAACAATCAATAGTCGATAAATCAGTAATCAAATCAGTATTAGTTGAATCCTCTGCGATAACAATAAATTCATTATTAAACTCTTGAATTACAAGATTTTGATTTGATCCAATTGGTTGTAACTGAACTGTGATACTATCTTCATGAACTAAATCTTTCCAATAATCAGGTAAATGAATTACATTCGATTCTTTTAATCTACCACGACAGTAAACTGCAACCTCTGGGCCTTCAATGCAAGCATAACGAAGTCGGTGTCCTTCACCTTTTGTAGGATGAACTAGATCAAATGGTTTTGGAGATGCGTCTGCAGCAGCAAACCTAGATGCAAGTCTTCCTTTATTACCACAATCAACTGATCCAGAGACAGTCATATCACCTATGACACTAATAGTATCAACAGATGAACCACCAGATATGAGTAAAGCATGAGCAGTCTTACCATCACCAGCAACAGTTAGATTACCGTCAGATTTAATTGCTAAACTTGCATTACAATCTGGTTGTCGATTAAGAGATTGTTGTGGTGCTGAATTTGAACTTACGTTCAAAACTCCTTCATATCCTGGCGATGCTGATGGTTTTCCAACATAAACAGGCCCATTTAACACAGCAGTTCCACAAGGAGCAGAGTCTGGCCCGCCATCTGGAAAGGATACATCATTAGATCCTACAATTATTTTATCTGTTGTTGTTTTTGAGATTTGCATTTTAAGTTAGATCTGTTAATTTAAGTTTTCTCTCTTTTAAAACTTGAGATATGAATCCAAAATCTAAATCTGATGAAGAAGCACTTAAATTAAAGTTATATGATATTTCCATAAAACCCTGACTTACAACATGCATTGTGTTGTCAGCGACAATGGTTACTTTTTCACCTCGAAGTCTTACATCAGGTGCGTTTACGTTTACAACTTTTGCACCATCAATAGAAACAGTGCCATCATCACCACCACCAAATGCTTCAATGTTTATATTTCTTGCTCTTAAAGTAATGTTACCATCTCTGGCATCAAAAAGCATGTCACCTTTATCACATGTAATTATTTTTGCATAATTTGGAACGTCATCACCAGGCCCCTTAACCTTTAGTCCTTGGCCCAAAACTTCCATTGACATGCCTGGCGTGTATAAAACTGCTCGACCAGTTCCAGGCCCACCACCAGCAGACTCTCCTTGACCAGTGCTAGAATGGAAAGAGAAGGACTGAGACTCTTGAGTAAGAACTCTATAATTAATCATTCCATGACTATGATTTTGACCACTATCAAGAGTATATCTCTTACGAGTTATCCTCTCTAAATCTTGTCCGTCTTTAGGTTTCTTTAGGTTTGTTCTTGACATTTTATTTTTGAATACAACTAATCACAGTAACTACAGCATCTTGTGTAATTTCTGTTATTTGTTTTGCGTCTTCGACCTTTGTGAATTTTAGAACTGGAGTTAATCTAGCACCGATTCCAGTGTCACTATTTATTAGTATATCTGGAAGATCAGTAAATCCAAAACCACCATTGACAACGTTTGCACCTATGACATAACCATCCTGTATTTGCAACTCAACCTCTGCTTGGCCTGGCTTTGTAACACCTGTAGTTCCATCAACACCTATTGTTGAATCACTAATCTGTCCCCCCTCAACAATCGCAGTGTCACCCTGTTCATAACCAGAACCAACATTTTGTACAATCACATCACTCAACTGTGTAATGTATGAAACTTCTCCATCATAGTTTGCATTTGGATCTGGAATCACTTCTTTGACATTTCCATCAATGTCAGTTTCAGTTGTGTTTGGCAGATAATCTTGGCCAGGATTTGTAATTACAACATCAATGACACCAATCTCATTTCCATTTGGATCTGGAAGATAGATTGGTAAATCAGAGTTCGTAACATTTAATCCAACATCGTTAACTTTTAGTGCATTTTCATCATTATCAAATACAATGTCACCAACATTTGCTGTAACTGGTATTAATTCATTGTCTCTGTCCTCAGTTGAATAACGAAGAACTGACACATTACCCATGATTGGATATCCTCCAGCACCATAACCATTGTCACAACTATCAAAGAATGATAGTAAGGGTGGTTCCTCAAATCCAAATCCTGGCCCATTAATTGCAACACCAATAATATTACCAAGAGCATTTACTATTGCACTTCCACTCGCACCTTGACCACTACTTCCAACAAAATCAACTCTTGGCGGGCCACATTTAAGAACACTCGTGTCACAGTTTGGAGCACTAGGTAATGCTGGGATTCCATCTGCGATACTATCAATACCATCAGCGAGATTTGTAAGAGCACTCAATCCAGCCTTTGATATGATATTACCGAAATCATCTGGAATTATATTTGAAACACCACCTTTTGTTGAGAATTTTGTTGGTTTAGGGCATTTAATTCGATCACAATCAAGAACATTTGTAAGAATATTTGAAAATTGAATTGCTTTTGAAAATGTTTTACTTGGAAGTGCAATGCCACCACCTTGAATATTATTTAATTGAGAAAACATAGTGCCAAGGCTACTATCAAGAATATTATTGATTTGTCCAAACATGTCACCTAAGAAGTTTTCAATTCCACAAATTGGCACATCCAAAACTTGACCTATCATGTTCTCTAAACTTTTTGAAAGATAATTTACAAGTTGATCTTGTATTTTTTCAAAATTACAGAATATGATATCGGTAAGATTTTTAGCAGCTCCTCCAACAGGGCCATGTAAAGTCTTTGGTGTTTTATCTTTTAAAGTTAGATTTAATTTTTTTAAAGTTTCTTGTATTGTCCATGATCTACCACGACGAATTAAACGTGTCATAGAATCATGTATTTTAGTCGTAGTAAGTTTTATTTCATTTTGAATATCAATTAAACCACCATAAACAGGGTCGATATAAGTTTGAGTTTCATTTAATGGTTGTAAAGATTGAAGTTTTTCTGTAAATTCTTTGATCGCATCACTTATTTTATTGATTTCATTATCTTGACAAGGAGTGGTTGTTGTGATTGTCTTAGCTGAGTTGTTGTCTGATTCTAGTTCTGCTTGTGCTAAAACAACGCCAAGACCACCAGTTCTTCTAGGGCCTGGATTAGTTGGAATCCAGTTTGAATTTACTCGATGTTTTCCAGAATACTTTTGAATAACTTTTGGTGGTGTATATGGAATAAAATCTGTGTATTGTTTCTTATTAAATTCTGATGGAGGCAATAAATCTTCAACATAATCTTGTTTGAATAAAGTTCCAAAAATGACTGGTTGTTGTCCATCTTCACCGTCAGCGAAGAATCCAACTACAACCTCTCCACCTTGATATTGCATGCTCTCCGTGCATCCACCAACTGTGCTAACATTTGACGGTAAAAGAACATGCGCTAACGGTAGATCTTTATCTGGTAAATCATCATCACTGCCATGATATCCAACGATACGAACTCGGCATCTAAACTTAGCAACATCCTTTCCGTCCTCGACTTGTTGTTTGGCTAATGAATCACCCCACTCTCCTTTATCTGGATCAGTCACTTGACCAATCCACCATTTCATAGGATCTTTACCAAAAAAGTTTTGACTCATTTAATTAATCGTCGTATATTAGACACTCTGGTTCATCAGGATGCATATCACAAAATAGTTCTAAAGCATTTGGATCATGATGATCGCCTGCTTCAATTTCTTCTTTATGATGTTCTACATATTCTTCAAGTTCATGCAATTCTTCTTTTGCATGTCTGCGTGCTGCTGGATTTGCCTGTGGGTCATCAGCAATTTTTTTGTCGTATTCAATGTGATCTTCGATTGATTTCATTTGATTCTCCTGTTTCTTTTA